CAATACATTAATGGAAAAAGAGAAATGAACCTTACAATTGGTGATACTAGTACTTCAAACATTGTATTTAGTGATGGCAATGGAAACACATTTAAGATTTTTGCAAGGGAGAAAGGAGGTAACAAATGAGCAACAATAAACAGAGTAGCGTAGAGTGGTTGGTTGAACAAATCAAAAAAGACATCAATTTGAGATTGAGAGGATTTGATATTGACAAAGCACTTGAACAAGCCGAAGCAATGCGAAAGGATGAAATTAAAAATGCTCAAATGGATATGTTTATTCATCTTAATAATTTGCCTTATGGTTTAGAATATCTTGAAAAACGACAAAGTGCAGAAGATTTTTCACAACAATACTACAACGAAACTTACGGAGGTAACAAATGAATGACAAAATCAAAGACCTATTGTCTACTGCATACAAAACCGATTCAATAGAAAAAAATAAATGGCGTATTGAAAACCGAGAACAACTAAGAGAACAGAGAAAAAAAGAACTTAAAGAACTTATGGAAAAAGATAAAACAATGAGCAACAATAAACAAAGTATGAAATGAAAACATTCATTATCACAATAGAAATCGAACACACCGACCGCAGTTTTCAGCGCCCAGAAGTGCAGCAGTTTGTTGCACAAATAGGCAGCCCACAGGCAAACTGGGTAAAAGAAATGCGCAAGGCATTTAAACAGACAATACTAGGCGAGAAGGCCCACGACATCCATGTAACTTATGCGTTGAAGGAATGACACCAAAAGAGAAAGCGCTGGACCTAGTCAATAAGTTTGACGGGGTCGGCTTGCAAATGAGAAATGAGGCAATAGCGTGCGCGTTAATTGCTGTGGATGAGATAATTTCAGTAATGGACAACGAAATGAATTTTTTTGATTATTTATATTTTAAAGAAGTAAAAACCGAAATCGAAAAACTATGAACACAGAAAAAACACCAGTCGAAACCTATGCACAGAAAATGCTAGAACTACTAACAGCGTACGGCCGTAATGCCATCAACGACGATCAACTTTTAACCTCGGCATTGCAGCTGCGAAACGAGTGCCTGGATGCTGAAAAGCGCGCGCATCGGGAATGGTTTAACAAAGGGTTTGAGTTTTACCACGAGCAGCATTTGTTAACGAGATTAGAAAGTTAAGGCGTATATTTGTGGTGTTGATTGACAAATGCGGGTTTGTCCAAAATCAAAAAACCTTACCCTTGTGGTAGATGTGTTCCCGCAGACCGTCTATTGTGAGGGTTTTTTATTTTATGAAAAGATATTTAGTATTTGCCTACAATGGCGCAATTGAATCCCTTGGAGGGATGGACGACTGTTTTTTAATTACTGGAGATCACAAAGAAGCATTTTTTTTAGCAAAGCGTTTATGTGTTGATTATGCCATTGTTAAAATACACGATTTACAAAGTGACACAATGGACATTGTAAGCGATGGTAATCATGAGCGGATGGGTTAAAGTGCACCGTTCAATTCTTAATCATTGGCTCTACACTGAGGACCGTGTTTTTTCACGATTTGAAGCGTGGAACGATATTTTATTAACGGTTAACTATGTGGACAAACAGGCCATGATTAAGGGCAAGCTTTACACGATAAAACGGGGTGAAAGCATTTTGTCTTTTGAATCATGGGCAAAGCGTTGGAATTGGGATAAAACCAAGGTTAGAAGATTTCTAAAACTGCTCGAAAGTGATTCAATGGTTGTGATAAAAAGCGACAACAAAACGACACACCTAACTGTTTGTAACTTTGAGCGTTATCAAGATGAGCGAAACGCAGATGAAACGCAAACGAAACGCAAACGAAACTCAAATGCAACTCAAACGAAACCAACTAAAGAAAGGGAAGAAAGGGAAGAAGGAAAAGAAGGAGAGAGTGTTAAGCCCGCGCTCAGCGATCTCTTAGTTTTTATGTCCAAAGAAGAGGGCCAAAGATTTTTAAACCATTACAATGCTAACGGGTGGAAAGTCGGCCGTAACAAAATGGTAGACTGGAAGCAGGCCGCTGAAAAATGGGCCAACAATGAATTTAGTACAGACAAAAAGAAAGTAAAAGTCAACTATTACAACCCAAACCAATATGAATAACCTCGAAGAATACATACTAGGACAGCTCCTATTTTACGAACAGACCAGGGCATTGCTGCCAAGGATTAAGCCTGCATGGTTTGCCAATAAGCTAAACCGCACAGTGGTGGACCGCATGATTAAAAAATACTTTGAGAACGAGCCAATAGATTACATGAGCCTAACGGAAGGCATGAGCCATGAGGATCGTGTTAAGGTTATTTTCATAGGGCAAAACGTTTACAACGTGGCCAACATTAGCGACTACATCCCACAACTAGAACACCGTTACTTACAAAAACAACTGATTGAGGACCTGGGCCAATTAGATCTAACATTACCGCTTACTGAATTAATGGCAAGCATTCAAACGCTATTGGATAATTCACGTTTCACAACAATACACGACCCAGTTAGCATCCATAAGCTGAGCGCTGCCATGGTGGACAACATAACCGAAGCGATTAAGCGCGGCGATAGGATAACAGGAAAGTCTACCGGTTGGCTGTCATTAGATAGGATTTTAGGGGGTTGGAATGCGGGCGACTTTATTGTAATGGCTGCACGACCTGGGCAAGGTAAAACAGCGCTAGCCTTATCGCTTATGTATGAGTTTGCTAAACAACAGGGCAAAGGTTTATTTTTAAGCTTAGAGATGTCTAGCGAGCAGTTAACCAAGCGTTACTTTTCCATCATTACCAAGATTGTGAACTGGAAGATAAGAAACGCCACGCTAAAGGATAACGAACTGCAAGAGCTATGCGAATCAGTTAACGCCAGTGATGTAGAGTTTTTTGTAGATGACGAGCCAAACTGCACCATACAACAGTTGAACAGCAAGGCCAAAATACATAAAGCCAAACACGGCCTAGATCTATTGGTAATCGATTACATCCAATTAATCAAAGGAACAAAGCGAGACAGAGAACAGGAGATAGCAGAGATAAGCAGAAGCCTTAAGCTATTGGCCAAAGAGTTACAGATAACTGTAGTAGTGTTGGCCCAGTTAAGCCGTAAGTGCGAAGAGCGAAGCGATAAGCGGCCCATGTTATCCGACATAAGGGAGAGCGGAAGCATAGAGCAAGACGCAGACGTTGTGCTGTTTCCTTTTAGACCTGCGTACTACAGCGGAGAGAAACACGAGATAGAAGAGGCTGAGGTTATTGTAGCTAAGAACAGGCACGGCGAATGCCATACAATCCCGGTCCACTTCACTGGGTCACGAACTATGTACACCGAAGATCTAACCCCACGTTTATAATGCCATCACTTAACAAACCTAAGCAGGGCGGCAAGCCTCGCCGTGAGTATACCAAGGGCGCATTTGTTGAGCCACGATACCACACTACACACTGGCGCAACCTTCGCGCATCAGTGTTACAAGCATCACCGTTATGCAAAGCGTGTGAGGATGTCGGTTTAATTACCTTGGCTCAGATGGTGGACCACATCAAACCCGTGCGACTGGGTGGCGAGTTCTTTGATGCGGAAAACTTGCAGCCGCTATGCAATTCATGCCATGCCTCTAAGTCAGCCAAAGAAAGGAACGCCGACCCGTATGGGGTGTAAAATCTTATACACACGTGCCTGAAACCGCTGGTTCAGTTTTCTTCACACCCGTGAGAAAATAAAGTTAACAAAATACTTGTATATTTGTACTAAATAGCATATTAAAATGAGGGGGAGACCAAAAAAACCGACCGAAATTAAAAAACTCCAAGGAACTGAGGACAAGCGCTGGCTGGTCGAGAACGAAATGAAAGTTTTGCCGTTGGACCAAATACCAACTGCGCCTGATGGCTTCGACGGGGAAACCTCAGAAATTTGGGCAACGGTTTGCCGCGAACTGCAGCGCAATGGTTTACTTGCCGGTTGTGACTTAGAGCTATTGCACGGCTATTGCACCTTGTTGCGCCAGTATTATTTGGCCACTGAGAAACTTAAAAAGGAGGGCGTTGTAATTTTGAGCCGCCACGGCGACAAAGTTGCAAATCCCTGGTACCATATCCAAGGGCAAAGCTTAAAGCAAGCCACACAAATCGCGCAGCTTTTCGGAATCACGCCAAGCGCACGCAGTCGAATTAGCGCAGCAGCTCCAAAGACTGCAACTAAATTAGATCTATTAAAAAAACCAAAGACAGCATGACAACTAAAAAGACAATTACAAAGGCCGTCAACACAAAAGCCTTTGAAACGGCTAGCGTTAAAATCGTTGAGCCTGTTATTTACCAAGTGCGCAAAAGCGATCAACAATTTGCCGTCTACCTTAACGGAAGCGTTTGCGACAAGTTCGGAAAGCCGGGCGATGCTTTCTACTACCGAAACGAAAAACTTGCCTTTGAGGCGTTGGCCTATTTTCAACAGTGCAAATAGTCGCCGACTATATCGACGGGATAGGTAGCGGGCGCATTGTTGCTTGCGAGCACGTGCGCAACGCTGTGGCTCGTTATGAAAACGACCGAGGACACTGGCCATTTAACGAAGATTTGGCTGAGCACGCCGTTCAGTTTATACAGAACCTAGAACACACGACTGGCGATTACGCTGGCAAACCTTTTATGCTAGAAGGGTGGCAGGCGTTTATTGTTTGGAATTTGTTTGGGTTTCTCAATGCGGATGGCAGCCGTCGTTTCACCCGGGCTTACGTTGAGGTTCCACGCAAAAACGGAAAGTCTACATTCAGCAGCGCCGTTATGCTTTACGGCCTCATTGCGGATGACGAGCCAGCGGCTCAGGTTTACAGCGCAGCCACAAAGTTAGATCAGGCTATGATGGTGTTCGGTGAATCTGTAAGGGTTTGTCAAAATCTGCCCTGGCTAAATGAAGCACTGACTGTTAACAACTCTGTTAATAACCGCCGCATCCTGTATGGGCAAAGCATTTACAAACCTTTGGAATGGAACCCGGGCAAACAGGACGGACTTAACGCGCACTTTTGCTGCATCGATGAATACCACGCGCACCCTAACGACGAACTTTATAACGTTATCCGCAACTCGATGGGCGCACGCCGTCAGCCGTTGCTGTTCACAATTACCACAGCGGGCTTTAATCGTGAAGCGCCGTGCTATAAGCATCGGCAGTATTGTGCCAATGTTTTAAGCGGGGCGATTAAAGACGATGCGCTTTTTTCTGTGATCTATACACTGGATGAAGGCGACGATTGGACCGACCCGGCAGTTTGGGCCAAAGCAAATCCTAACTGGGGGATTTCAGTTTACCCTCGCCAATTAGAGCAAGCCCTAACAGAAGCCAAAGAGTTTGTGCATAAAGAGGTTGAGTTTAAAACCAAGTTATTAAACGTTTGGACCGACACGGCACAGACATGGATAAGTGACAGCCTGTGGAAACTATGCGACGGCGACGACGATCTAGAGGGCGAGCTTTGCTACGGCGGTTTAGACTTAGCAAGCACCGGAGACTTTTGCGCTTTTTCGCTTTTTTTCCCAAGCCTTAACGCAGTGCGCACATGGTATTGGCTTCCTGCTGAAAGTGCATACAAACGCAAGGACGCAGCCGGGGCATCGATTCGCCAATGGGCAGCCGATGGCTTTATAGAATTAACCGAGGGTAACGTTACAGATTATGCTTTTATCAAAGCCCGCATCATTCAACT